TGTTGCGCTGTAAGTAGCATCTGTGGTTAAATTTCCATTTGCTCTGTTAATATATTTGCCATCTATAAGCCCAAGCGGAATCCATCCGTTGCTAACAGCGCTCTTTAGCTCACCAACGTCATTAGCTAATTTAACAGCTGTTGCGTCAGAACCAGTCCAAGCACCAGCCGCATGGTCAGCCATGAATCTGTACAAACTACCGTTGTAATACACATAAGAGCCAGCACTATATGCCTTGTTCGTTGCAAATGTTTCAGCCACAAGACCGGGGACTGCATTTGCCGCCGCTATTGCGTCTGCCGTTGCCTGTTCACAAGCATCAATCTGATCAAGCAATTCATCCAGAGTGGGAAGCGGTTCTCCTGTAATTACACCTTCCTCGGAATCCGTCCGCTTGACCGTACCAACCGCCGCATATACAACAGTCGTTTCCGTGCCAGACGTGACGAAAATAGCAAGATCAAAGTGGCCGGGAATACTATAACAATCCTGATGAAGCGTAATAACGGCATTGCCGTCAACGATGCTTCCGCGAACAACAAAATAAGTGTTCTGGGAAGTTACAAACCGAGCGGTTACCGATCCGGTCAGCATCACCTTCTCGCCTTTTCGAGTACAAGAGATGATGAACTGGTGGGCCTGTGTTTCGTTGGTGTAGAGATAGCCAATAGGCTCGACCGGGATGGTTTTGTCGAGATTATTGGTTTTTTCAATAACGTTATTGTTCGCCATTCTGTTGCTCCTTTCTCAAAGCGACCAGCAAGCCGCCTTCATATGTTTTTTGCATATGAATCAATTCAGTATAACCTTCATAGACGGTTTCCATTCCATCGAAATCATATGTTGATACAATTCTTTTTGTTTTTTTTACATCACTTAAAAAAGCCACAGCTTGAGCAAAATCCAAAACGTCTTTCGGAAATTCAATCCATAAAATTCCCTCGGAAGATCCGCATGAAATAACCTCAAACTCTTTTTCGTCACTCAGCACTATTTTCCTCATTCTTTTCACCTCCGTTTTCTTTTGTTTCGATCAAACGTTTTAATTGAATGAGAGTGTTTGCCATTCGGATTCCTGTCTCCCAAGCATCAACGCCTTTTAAATTAAGCGAGTCCAAGTCTCGGCTTAATAAGACCAAACAATCGACAGCGTTCATAGCTATACCTCCTCGATCAATAGCCCCACCCAAGATAAGCGATTGCATTTCCATAATGCGGAGTGGCTGTTTTATTATCGAAATCAATATCAATACTTGTCATGTATCTCGCACTTGTTTTTGCAGAAACACTTGCCGATCTAAAAGTAAAAGAACTTGTTGCTTCCAAATGTGTTCCCTTTAGAGATGTCGCAGTAGTGTTTCCTGAAACGAGGTTATTAAAGCTCGCTTTCAAGCCACTAAACTCGTCCGCTTTTACATAACCATCAACCACAAGGTTGCCGTTGCTAATGGAAACGTTTCCCATTTCAACCGTCAACTCAGTTGCGACATTCCCTTTTTCAACACGAAGCGCGATCTGATCCTGCGTCATTTTAAACATTGTTTTTCGGCTATTTATAACGTTCAAGATGTCCTGATGGCTAAACATCAGTGAGAACATCGTTGCATCCATATACGCCTCGCCAGCGTTTCTGAACGTTTCCTGCAAGTCCTGATATTCAGTCTCGTTAAAAACAAGATTCAGTTTTTCAGCTTCGTATTCAAATTCTGAATGGAATGTTTTTCCGGCAGTTTCAAGCTCATCATACATCGTCTCGTCCATTATAATATTAAAATGACGAGCCGTCTGCTCAAAGAAAGACTTGTGTGTTACAAGATAATCGCTCCAATAATCAGACCATTCCTCTTCCGTTGCCAGAATAGTGAAATGCTTGTTGTCGTAATCAACTTTCAGGTTGTAACGAATCTGATCTTTGCCGTCTTCTTCTTCAAGCTCTTTTTCTTTTGCGGAAGCACTGCCTCCAGCGCTCTTTGTCTGCTTTTTCATTTCAGACAAGTGCTGAATAAGCGAAGTCGTATCGTTTGCAAGCGTAACGAGAACAACCCCCGGCTGACCATATACAGTCGAATAAAACAGATTCGTAATATGCTCGTTCAGGACGATTCCATAATCCGGAAGCGCCAACCTATACAATCGACCGATGTCAACACCATCCAAGGAAACGCCAGTCTTCTGTTCCAGCTCAAGCTCGTCAAGCTCAACGGACACCATCGGATTTTTGTGCTTGTTCAAATACTGAGTGGCGATCGCAGTTTTCTCGGCAACGCTCAAGGCATCTCCAGCTTTCAGATACGTCCCGATGATACCGTAAGTGCTGACCGTGTCAGCATCCAAATAGCCACCCGGCAAATCATTCATGTAGACTCGCGTGAACAATTCGCTGTCATCGTAAGTGATCTCGGCCTTTGAAAGATTCCTTGAGAGCCGCCCTTCCGCTGTTACAACGTTCGGCCTGTTGAGTATATTTACTCTCCACGGGAATACTGTCTGGTCAAAGGTAAGCATGCAATCCGGAAGCTCGTTCATCAAGTCATCGATCAAATCAAGGCACACATCATAATCGACTTTCAGCTTAATGTTCGTTGTTGGCTCGACCGTACCAACCGTCCAGAAGAAGGAATTCCCCATCTTGAGCGTTTGGTAAGATAAAATCTGCTGGAGAACAGCCGCTGGTGTCCCTTGGAAGTAAGTGTTGTTATCCTCTGTCGAGATCGCCCACTCAGGAGTATATCCGGGATTTGTGGCTTGATACGCTTTACAAGCCGCTTCGACCTGTTCCTTTGTTCCGCTATACCGTACAAGCGTCTCTGTGCTTCTCGTGTCCACGGCAACATAAGTCAAGGTTGTTGCAGTCACGTTTGCGATCGCATCTTCCAATACGCAGAAGCCGTGTTCGAGTGAAACCTTGACGGTGTCCGCTCCGTAAGTTGTGTCAACAGTTGCAACCCGGAAAATGCCAGCGCTCCCGTGCGGAGTAAAAAGCTCGACCCAGTCATGCATAGCCGGAGCGTCTTCTCGCGAAACGGTCATGTTTGCCGTTGAAAGCGGTTTGATAGACAAAGTTATATCTGTAGAGACTGGCGTAATTCTGCGGACGGGATTCAAAGTGGCATCCAGAACGGTCGGAAGCCGGATGTCGTAATCCATCATAAGTACAGCCCCCTTGCTTTGAACGTTGCCTCCACGGTCGTGTCGGCGCTCAGAACAATCGGATTTGCAACACCGATTTCCAGCCGCAGATCATCACTACTGCTTGCTGTGCGTTTATTATACACCGATTGATTGTTCCCGACAAGAGTCAAAATGTGACGCTCGTCATAGTCGAGCTTCAGAATAGCCCCAGTTTGCAACGACAAGCCGCTCAGAGCGATTGTTGTGCTTCCTGCGGAGAAAGATACCTCCGTGAGCGTCCCGGCCTTCACGGCTAAATTTACGGCCACAAACGGCCTGTCTGCATAACCGACACCAAACATAGAACCAGTCGCAGAAGTTCCGGTCAGCTTTAGTTCCTGCGGATGCAGGTCTTCCCAGAACGGAAGTGCGTAAGCCGCAAAAGAAATGGTGACCGTGTCCGTCCAGTTGAGAGCGCTTTCAATGGTCGGCACGTCAGAACAAACAACGTTCAGCCGCCGTTCAGGCTTGTCGCTTGTTCTGAGGATGCCGCCCTTCATCGCCCAAGCCGCAATCCCCTCACAAGCAGACTGCCGTTCCGCAGTTCCGTAAGTGTGAATCTCGACAGTGATAGAAACGCTCGTGTTTCCAATATACCTCTTGATTGGTGTCGCGCCATTTCGCAAACCATACGCATGAAGCGTGTCCTGCAAGGTTGGCACTGTATACTCTATGTCCCGGATATAAATATCAGGATGAATCGAAGAAAGCGCGACTTCGTTAAGCCAAACCTCAAATCTACTAATCATGTGTACCTCCTCGATTTCATCTGCGAAGCGAGATTTTTGCTAACTTGGCTGGTGACCACATTGCCAACAGCAGAACCATCCATGTTGATAGCCATTCCTTGCATAGACTTTCCAATCGCCTCGGAAACGGCATTTGCGATTGACTGGGTATCAATGCCACCTTCAACAAGCCGACGGCTCTGGCCTTGGTTCAAAACCATCTCGCCACGATGCAGTTCAGCAACATAACCGTCATAAGGAACATAATTCAAGCCCTTCGCATGAGATTTCAAATCAACCTCTCCGGTGTTATCAACAAGCTCTATCGTGACGGTTTTTTTGTCTGGAATCGCGTTGATTCCATCTTGGATTTTTTTAAGATAATCATTTGCGGCATTTGCATAAGACTGATATTCCTCTGTCGCGTTTGCAAGAGCCGTTTCCAACTCTTCAATATCGGAAGACAGCTCTGCCGCTTCTTGGAATAATTGAGCCGCATCTCCCGCCTGTGTAATTGCATCTTGCAACTCTTCGCCGCCTTTATCCCAAGCAGGACGAGCGGAATTTGACAGCAAATTAAGTCTCTTCCAGAGTTGTTCACTATCATAGCCAGCGATGTCCTCGGGAGTAAATCCTTTCATTTCGGAATATCCCGCTTTACCAATTGCCTCATTAGCTTTTTTTCTCGCAAGAGCAATTCTGTCTTCAGCTTCGGATTGCTTGGCGAGCATCTCAACTTGCTTTCCAACTATATCTCCGGACTTCTTCGCAAGTGCCGCTTGTTTATCTTGCAATGCCGTTGTTACGGCTTGAGCTCTCGCATTATCGAACCAAGCCTGTGTTGCTTCTTCGAGCGTCTGTTTTTGCTCCGTAAATGTGCCATTAACTAAATCAATTTGATTTTTAAGGTTTGGGCAAATCTCGATTAGCTTTTCTGCGATTCCTTGCCAAACACCAAGATTTTCTGAACACTTTCCAGTCTCATCGGACATTGATTTTAATGTTGAAATCAAGCTGTTTGCTGTGACTTCATCACTGCTTACTTGTGCAAAAGCATCAGCCATGTTTTGATCGATATCACTAAACCATTCGTTGATATCCTTTTCATGCGTCCTACCATTAAAAAACGCAATGATCTGTGTAATCATGTTTGCGGCATCCGTCAGCAACGGAAACAACCCGGAAACGATATTTTGCTTAAGCGCTTCCACAGCCGCATTCATATTGGCAATAGCATCACCATAGGCAACACCAGCATTTATATCCTCGCCGGACATTACAAGGCCAAGATCATAAGCCTCTTTTTTCAGATCTTCGATGCCTTTTACGCCGCTATCAAGCAACGCATTCAGCGCGTTGCCACCACGCCCAAAGAGCGCCGTTACCAAAGCATCTCGTTTCGCGCCGGATTCGAGCTTGGCAAGCTGTGTAATAACCGAATCGAACATCGCATCGACAGATTCAAAGTTCTTCGGATTCACGCCGATCTGTTCGAGTGCCTTTTTGACATCACCAGTATCTTCGGCCCATTCCTCTTGGTGGTTCTTTGCCGTATCGATCGCATCGGTAAGGTTGAGCCAACCACGGCTCACGGATGAAATGTCCGTTCCGCTTTGCTGGAGGGCGTGTTGCCAGACCTGATATGTATCCGTTGACATCGAAAGAGAACGGCTTCCCTTATCAACTGTGTCCGCATAAGTAGCCGCGCTCTGAATCGCTTCTTGAAAAGCATCAGAAATTGCCTTGATGCCAGCCGTAATGCCAGCCGCAGTTAGTTTTGCTGCCAGATTTTCAGTTATTCCACCGAAAGTTGTCTCAAAGCCCTGTGCGCTCGATTCGGCATTCAGGATGCCATCCAAGAAGTTCTGTATATCAAGTTTCAGTTCCGCATCGCGATCGCCATCGAAAGAATCAGCAGATTCTTGCGCCGTCTGTTCTTCTTCTGTATAGCTATCAACTCCAGTAAGTGTACCGTCTACATCGCCATCAAAATCATCGGCAGATGCTTGAGCCGCTTCCTCTTCTTCGGAATAATCATCCGTACCAGAAATCGTGCCATCAACGTCTCCGTCAAAAGCATCTGCACTTTTTTGCGCGGCACTTTCAGCAGTCGAATATTCATCCGTTCCGCTTAACGTTCCTTCTTTGTCTCCGTCAAAACTGTCTGCGGATTTTTGCGCTTTCCCTTCTTCCGAGGAATACTCGTCAGTTCCAGACAAGGTTCCCTCTTTATCACCGTCAAAAGCGTCAGCACTCTTTTGTGCCGCCTCTTCATCATCAGAGTATTCATCCTTACCAGTTAGAGTTCCTTCTTCATCACCATCAAAAGAATCAGCCGACTGCTGTGCTTCGCCCTCGACCTCACTATACTCATCCGTTCCTTCGAGTGTTCCTTCTTCGTCACCATCGAATTCATCGGCAGATTCTTGTGCGGCCTCTTCTTCATCGGTGTAATCATCCGTTCCTGTCAAAGTGCCGGAAGCATCGCCGTCAAAACCAGCCGCCGCCGCTTCTGCTTCTTCGATCGCGGACGAATATTCATCGTTTAGCTCGATCGTTCCCTCAACATCGCCGTCAAAAGACTTTGCGGCATTTTCAGCTTGCCTTAGTCTTTTCTCATACTCGTCAGAGTCGATGGTGAGTCTTGCCACAAGATTAAATAAATCCATAGCGCCACCGCCTTATAATTTGTCGATCAGGTCTTGGATGATGTTCGCATCCGGCTTGAGCTTTCTCGGCCTTAGAACATTGTCTGCAAACTCGCTTGGAGATTTGACACCGTTGTAATATTTCTTCACGAGCATATACACCAACTCGCTCTTATAAATATCAACCTTCTCCTGTGCGAACCTCGCTCTCAGCACTTGACCGAGTGTGTTCACATTCAAAGCAACCGTGCTTTGCGTTAGCGCGAGAATTATTCGGCTGACTCCATAAGCACGGATTTGGTAAAAAAAGGGGTCAGTTGCTCCTTAAACGCTCTTTCAAAATCCCGGAGCAGTTCTGTTCCGTTCATTTTCATAAGCTCTTCAACTTTTTTACCTTCAACAACGGAAAGAATACGGACGGTGTCCAGCTTGTGTTCTTTTCCAAGTAGAGCCGGAATCAGCTTTGCATAAGTAGTCAGGATGAACCGGAAAGTGTCCTTCTGCCTGATCCCAACGCCACGCTTAGTGCATTCTTTGAAAATTTCCCAAACTTTATCATCGCCAGCTAAGTTTCCAAGCGGTTCTGCGATTTCAACGAGAGCATTTGTAAGCTCCCACCCATTTAGCTCTGTCAGCTTTTTTGCCATATGTGCCTCCATAAAAAATAATCAGCGGAGCGGGAAACTCCCGCCCCGCTTTTTCAGCTCCTTTTTACCATTGGCAAGACGATATATTCCATGGATTGATATCCTTTAGTGCAAACAATCCTTATCCTTCCAACGTCATCCGGACTAAAGCTCGAACCGTTCTGAATGATACCCGTATCAACCCAACCACCAGCACTGCTTCTATATACCTGAGTCACGATTTTTACATTAATCGATTCATCAGAAGGAGTAGCATTTATGGTCAAGATTTCAGCTTTTTGTTCTTCGTCATAGCCGTGATACGCAGTGTAAGATTGTTCGCTTGGATCAAAAGCTGGCTGAAGCTCTGCTGGCTCTACCGTCAGCCCCGATAAAGCCTCGGTTAAGGGGTTACATCAAGAAAGATCACCTCGAAAGGCGCTTTATCGTAATCCTCAACCTGATCCTGATACGCATGGAACTCAAACGGCATGGTGGCTTCGTCCTTATCGGCAAAAGTCAGCGTCAGACCGTTGTTGTTCAGAGCGTTCTTCAGACCGATCAGAGTAAGACCGCCATCCGACCGATCGCCAATCCAGCAAAGATTGGTGATATAGTCATCCGCAGTGATCGCCGTGTGCATGGTCAGCGTCTTCTTTTTGCCGGATTGTGAAGTAGCAATATCACCAGTGGCCAGAACCTTTGCAAGGTTGTCGGCCCGGATTTCGACCAGAGTGCCACCAAGATACGCATCCACGGAATCCACGAAAGCGCCTCCCTTAAAACGGTAACGCTTGCCGTCAACATCCGGCTCGCGGATTTCGGAAGTCACAACGAACGTACCACCGCCACGAGTAGCGCCAAGGATTTTGGTCTCATCTGCAAGAGCGGTTTTCAGCGCCGTCCGCAGAGCAGTGGCATCTTCATAGGTGTCATAATCAAAGTTGATCAGAAACGCGCCAGCATTCAGCTGGAGGTTTTTAAAAGTGTCCGACCGGAGCGGAGTAATCATTCCTGCTACAGGCATTTTTTCCACCTCTCTTATTTATGATGACAGTTTAGTTGCAAGTTGAGATAAGCGTAACGGTTGACCGGGTCTTGATCCACATTGACCTGTGAAAACGGAGTACTTTGTCTGATAACCACAACGCCGCCATCGCAGTCAATACGAACACCGTCCCCGATCGCCTCTTTTATTTCGTCAACCTTGCGTGATAGCTCCGCATTGCTCGTGCTGGCATACCAAACCTGTGCATAGTGAGTAGCGGATTCAAACGGTTCTGTCTCCACAAGGCTGTAAGTAATATAAGGTGGAACAACGGGATCGCCATTTTCATCCTCGTCCGGGACGGTGTCAGTTGTATAAGCTGGAATACCGAATCCCGACCAGAACTCATATAGCGCCTGTGCTGTGTTTACCACGATCAACCACCACCCTTGTTCAGTTGCGCTCTTGTAATCCTTTCGGCAGTTACCTGACCGATTTGAAAAGTCGCAACGCTCGGTGTTTCGCTGTCATCGATGTTTGACGTAACGCGAAAGATCGCATCATCGCTCAACCGCCGAATGACATCATGGAAATCAAGCTCCAGCCCTTTGTCCACCGTTATAGTATAAAGCTCCGTTACGCCTTGCTTTTCGGCAACTCTCGCCGCAAGAGTGTTGTCTTTGATGATCGCCGCCATGAAAGGAGCACCATCAACCCATTCCGGGACAAAGCCACCCATGCCGTCAGGCACTGTGCGCTTGTCGAGCATCACGCACTCTTCCTTCATTACGTCAATCAGCGACATGGTACAACCTCCTCAAGCGATCTTCCGATAAGCGTTTAGTTTGCCACGGAACATGTCCTGCCACGAGAGCAAGCCGCCTGAATTCGCGCCGCTTCCGGTCGCTTTTGTGTAGCTGTACCCTCCAAAGGACTCGGAAGTATATGGGCTTTCAAGAACGGCCTGATTCTTTGTCTGCCACTCGGAAATCTCCTGAACGAGCTTATCGAAATGCCTTGGAACTCCCATCGCGTCAATAGTGCCGCTGAAAGTTTCCGTTCCAAGCTCGACAGCTTCCGAATTATCATCATCGAAGACTGTCCCGTCTGTGTGATAGGTGTAAATCCCATCATTCAGAGCAGAGCCTCTAATACGAAAGCGCTGTCCATCCAGAAGGAAAGGAAGCGCAATCGTGCCGTTGGCCACAGAGAACTTCCCTCTGTGTTCTTCGAGGATGAAGTAGTTATGGACAAAATCACAGACCTGTTGAAGCATCCTTTTTCCCTCTCTTCCGGGAAGTTTTCTGTTCGGCAGGAGCAGGAGCTTCGCTTTCTTCAACGGTCGGTTCTTCAACCTTCCCGATCAGAGGAAAGCCCGCCCGGTTGTCGCTCCCGGACAATTCGGCAAGCCTCTTCTCGCTGACGGAAAGCCCATCACGAGGGAATGTTTCACCCTCGTGATAGAGCCGTTTTCCATCTTGAAGATCAGCGAAGTCTACCAGTGCCTTATAGCTCATCAACCGCCAGTAGTCTCAGTCACGGACGCGACATACAGAGACTGAGGATTATAAAGCACAGGCATGAACAGAGCAGAAGCCTTAGTCCACAGCACGGCAGGATCGTTCTCGGCCCACTGGCTGACATAGACGAACGGAGAAGCCGCAGAAGCGCCAACAGAACCAAAGGCGTTAGCCGCTTCCAGTTCGGGAGGATCGCCCCACAGGCCAGTGCCAATGCGACCATTGGGATTGGTGGCGAAGAAGCTGACCTTGTTATAAGGGAAGTAACGATGCTGAGCAACCAGCGGACGGCCATTGGAATCAAATCCGTTGGGAGTGGCGTAAGTCAGGTCGTTGGTAATAACGGTGTTAATACCAAACTCCTCAGACAGATACGCATCCAGAGCCGTGCGCCGCACCAGCGCTTCCGCACCAAGCGCACCGTTGATAGCCTTCTGGATCGCCAGATTGCCACGGAGCTTGGTCAGGACGGCGCGAGGCAGAACGATGCCAGTGATAGTGATGCCCTCATTGGCCGCATTATCAACGATCGTCTGGAGCTGAGTCGGAATGTCGCTCTGAGCGCCAGCACCGAAATCCAGAGTCAGATTCAGGTGGTTGTTCGGGACACCGTAATCAACGGTCAGGTCGAGATCGTTCTCCTTGATCGTAACCTTGCCAGTGGCCAGAAGCTCGTTCTTCGCGACCTTGGTGCGAGTTACGACCTGATCGGCCAGCCGCAGACCGTCATTCATGACGTAATCGTAAATGGCCTGATCGCCCTGAACACCAGAGTGCTTCAGTTCGCGCAGACGCTCAGACTGGTTGATCTTGACCTTGATCAGGCCCTTTTCGATGCTCTGGGTGTCAACGGGAATGCGGAAAGTCTTCTGAGCCTCGGTGTCAAAACCGTGGAACTGGGCCATCACGGGAATCTGATATTCAGCCGCAATAGACTGCCAATAGGCAACAAGGTTGTCCGTGCGCTCATCGCCAAACAGACCATCAATGGGATCGTTTGGACGGGTCACGTCAAAGCCGACAGTCAGCCAGTCCTGTTCCGGGATGAAGCCGAGAATATTGTTTTTAAACAGCATTTTTCATCATCCTTTCATCAGGTTGCTTCAAAAACGGGACGAGTAATAGCCGGAACAGTATTCACAAAAGTGATTTCTTTCATGGCAGTTACAGCGTCCGCTACAGGAGCCGCAGGAAGCAAATTCTTATAAACATGGCCACGGGTCACAACAGAACCGGGCATAGCACCAGTGGTCACATCTACATCCTCATAGACAATACCTACAGCAGTAGAGCCATTTGCCGGAAAAATAGCACCAGCAGGAACAATCTTAGTGCCATCGGCACGGGTTACAACCTGAGCATGGTTGGCAGGAATGGTCTTGGTCAGCCGAGTGCAATCCTCGTTGTCAACAAGGAAATAGCCAGCCTCAAAGCCACGACCAGTATCATTGGCATTAAAGCTCATGTGTTTTCATCTCCTTTTTTTAAGTTTGCGGATTCGGAGTGGGTGTCGGAGTCGCGCCATAACGCTGTTCATGAAATCGCTTCGCCAATTCTGCGGCACGGCTGTTTGCACCGCTCGGATTGACGGCAGGAGGTGTAGGAACGGGAGCGCCTTTGTGTGTCTCGTTGGTAATAAAGCCGCCCCACTTCTGCTTGATGGCTTCTTTCAAAGCATCAGCATTTTCCAGCTTTCCGTCTTTGTCCAGCTTCATATCCTTGAAGTCAGTCACTCCAAGAACAGCATCGAGTTGCCTCTCGCCAACATGCTCTCCGACAAGCAGTTCACGATAAGCGGCCTTGACTGCGGATTCCTTTTCCTTGGCTTCCACAGATGCCTTGTAGTCCTTTAGCTCCTTCTCTTTCGACTCATACTTGCCCTTCCAGTCCTCGCCGCCCTTGAGGTTGTCAAGCTCGGCCTGAACCTTCGTGAGTTTTTCGGAATCGGCCTTGAATTTGTCCCTGTCAGCTTTCAAGCCCTCAACCGTTTCAGTATGCGCGTCAATGATGGTTGCCACCTGTTCATCGGTAAGCCCCATGCTCTTCAGTAAGGAACGAGTTACAGCCATTTTTTACACTCTCCATTTCTTTGTGCTGACTTCTTCCAGCAAGTGTAATGAAAGGTGTGTTCTTTCACCTTTGATGTAATTCTAACACGGGTGTGTTTTTTTGTAAAGAGGCAAATTTATTTTTCAAAACCTGTTGACTTCTTGCGGAAGAAGAGCTATCATACAGACACGGTAAGGGAAACCAAACCGAAACGAAGGAGGAAAACACCATGACGAGCATCACCTACACCTTTCACAAGAACGGCCATAGCTACAGCACGAAAGGCAACAACCGCTTTGAAGCCCAGACAAGCATTGAGGTTCGCTTCCACATCAACCTGACAGGCGCTACTTTTGAAGAGATTTACAAAATGAAGACTATTCGCACCGGGATCGTAAAATAAGGAGGACACCACGATGACGAGCCGTGAGATGTACAAAGAGTGCGAGAGACTGTACAAGGAAACCAACTGGAGCAACAAGGAAAGCATTCACCGCTATAACGAAGCAGTAAGAGAACTTCGAAAGATTCGCGAAGCAGAGAATGAAGAAAAAGAAGCTTATGCCAAATAAAAAGAAAGCCCCTCCAACAGGAGAGGCTTTTTTTCTTATCCCTTCAAGACTTCTTTCAAGACTTCCTTGTAATCCTCTTTGTGGTTTTCGATTGACGGCCTTAAATACGGACGCTCAGTCATTTTACTTGTTCCAAGCTCAATATAACTGGCATAAGAAACGTTGCTCCCAACGACCACAACATACTTTTTCCCGGTTGCGTCCTTCGGAATATCACCGCCACCATAATCACCGACAATGTTTCCGCTTTTGTCTGTGTATTCGTTTACACTCAGCTTGCCGCCAGCCATGCCGTGTGCCACGGAGTTACGGAGGCGGCCCGTGTCCACAGCGCCGCTGTCTGTCAGAGATTGTTTTGCATAGCTTTCAGCAAGACCACCAATAATCTCGCCAGCCATCATGAGCTTTTTTTCTAATTCCTTTTCAATTTTCGTAAGATTGCTGGTGACCTGTGCCACGCCGATCACTCCTCTCTGTCGAAAAACTCGCAATGCTCTCCGCGAAGCGTAATCCCGATCGGCTTCATTTCCACCCCTTCAGGATACATATCACAGAAGCACCGTGTCGCTCCGATCGGGATTTCTTTCCCGTCCAGCTTGATAGTTTCCACATCCCGGTAAATGCAGTCTGTGCATTCGATCGTGTCCGGATTCGCCCATTGACCGTGCATGTCAAATTCGTCATTGTTCGGCATTCAAAATTCCTCCTTTAGCGCTTGTGGCGAGTGCGACCATTGTTGTAAGTGTCCTCATCGCCGTGTTTGAAATAATTCGGTTGTTCGACTACTTCAAGCTCAATTTCATAACTGTTTCCCTTTTTAGTGAAATTTGAAACTCTAAATGACGTTCCTCGCTGAAGAACGATTTCGGCCTCACTACCAACGCTTGCATAACTTTGTCCGGATTTATAAAGTCCGCGAGGGCTTGTGTCTCCAAAATAGCTCTGCGGTTCTGCATAAATGGCTTTTGTTCCTTTTGGAGCGAGAATTTTATAATGAACTTGACCACCAAACCCTGTGCCAGTAGCAATACCAGTTGATGTAAACGCATGGTTTGTGAACGTCTGGTTCATAATAATACTTTTTAACTGCTCGAAACTCGAAGCAGAAGACGAGTTAAGCAATTGACTTGCCCGATCAAACGAGATCAACTGGCTCTCCAGCAAGCCAGCCAAGCCGCCAGTGTCAGATCCACGAACGAGCCAGCAACTCTCCGGAAGAACGCTTTTTTCGATCGCCTGTGTTGCCGCAGTAATCGCTTTGTGATAAGAAACGTGTCCGTCAACGGCAAACTTCTTAAAATCCCTTGTATCGATTGTACGCCAAGAGTCTTCATGCCCCCAGACGGTTTTATCCATTCCGATGAAATCGCTTCTGCTCCAGCCATCATGATAACCGGACAGAGACTTGTTCATCGGATTAGAGTTTCTTGTATACTCCCAGATGCCGTACTTTTGCTCATCGGTCAACGTTGGCCATATTTTATCAAGATAAGCACGATGGGCTTTATCTGCATCACGTTTATCTCTGTACGATTTTGCAGCCTTTTTCTCTGCCGTTGTGAGCGGTTTTAAGCCGCCTCCGCTGGCGATGGTAGTTGTACCCGACTGAGCGCCAGAAGCGGCCTGTGTGGCGCTTTCTTGGGCTAACAGCGCGGAATATTCTTTGCCGTGCTTCTCGAACTCTTTAAGATCGGACAGAAGCCCCTCGAACTTGGATTGCTTTGCGCTGTCTCCGCTATTTTTTGCTTGCTCAATCTGATCCTCGAAGTATAGCTTTTTAGCATCGATCTTGTCTTTCTTGTCTTCATAGTCTGCATATGTAACATCGTCTTTCCAAATACCGGAAAAGGTTTTGTGCAATTCCGCATCGCTGACTTTTGGCGCTTCCGGCTCTGGTGTCTTTTCTTTGTGCTTGACTGTGTGTGTTTCTCCAGCCTCTTTTTTCTCAAAGTAAGTCTTGAGATAGCCATCCAGCTTTTCTGCGTTTTCCGGAGAAAGATTGTCGTTTTGATAAAGCTCAAACACGTCCTTCGGCTTTACGCCAAGTTCGTCACTGATTGATTTAAGTTCCTTGCCAAAATCTGTCGAGAGCTTATTGTTGACGGAAGCAAGCTCCTTTTTGAATTCTGTGATTCCTTTTCCTTGAACAGCTTCATACGCTTCCAAGTGTGCTTTATCATCACTCGTTTTTGTGATCGTCTTTTCGATAAAACCATCAATCTTTTTTGTAGTTTCAGCGTCCAGCTCGCCGTCTTTATAGGCATCAAAGAAATTCTTTCCCGTATATCCGTGTTCATCGTAATAAGCGCTTTTTAATTCCTGCCACTCATGCACGGCATCTTTTTCTTTTTTGTCGTAAAGCTGAGAAGTTACTTCCCACTCATTCATCGACTTGGCTTTTTCTTTTACTGGGTCAAATGTCGCTTCAACGATTTGTTCTGGCGCTTCCGATTGCTTTACCTTCGCGTCAAAAACTCCAGCAAGCATTTCATCGAGCTTTTTAGCTTCATCGGCATCCATACTCCCGGCTTTGTATTCCTTCCAAGCGCCAACACCAGTCATGCCGTGCTTGTTACCATAATCTTGGAGAAAGTTGTCAAAGTCATCTGCCGCGCTCTCACCTTTCAAGTTTTCAATTTCCGTTGACGCTTTTACCCACGGCATTTGTAGTTTTTCGACCAAGTCATCGTGCGAAAGCTCTTCGACCGCTTCTTCTGCACCTTCAAGTTTTGCGCTCGGATCAACATTTTTCAAAATTAGCTCATCAATTGATTTTTTCGTGTCCGCATCCATTGTGCCGTCCAAATATTGCTCGAAAGCGTCCTGCATTCCAAAGACATCCGGATGCGTATTGCTGTATTCGTCAAGTAATTTTTGAAAATCCTCTGCATCTTCTCCCAAGCTATCGAGCATGTCCATTGTATCAAAATATGTCATTTGATTATGCTCGCCAGTTCCATCGTCCAATTCGAGATATTCAGAAACTATATCATCGTGTGTGACAACTTTTTCTTCTTTTTCTTTTTCCGCTTCTTCTGCCGCCTTTGCCGCCGCTTCTTCTTCGGCTTTCTTTTTCGCTTCTTCTTCAGCTTTCTGTTTAGCCTCCTCCTCGGCTTTCTTTTGGGCTTCCTCTTCCGCTTTTTTCTTAGCCTCTTCTTCTGCGGCCTTCTTGGCTTCTTCCTCTGCTTTTTTCTTTGCTTCTTCTTCGGCTTTCTTAGCTTCCTCTTCTGCCTTCTTTGCGGACTCTTCCTCTGCCTTTTTCTTTTCCTCTTCCAACTGCTGTTTGTGTTCGCTGTACTTGTCGAGGATCATATCAACTTCTTTTTTCTCTTCGTGCGAAAGTTCCGTCCCGGACAAATACTGATCCCAGACCTCGTAATCCTCCATGCCGTGTTCTTTCGCAATATTGCCAATCGCGTCCAAAAGCTGATCTTGGTCAAATGAATCCATATCCATAACGCCAAGGACATCATCCAGCGCCGCCGTCTCATACTGATCCGCAAGCTCGGCATGGTGTTCCTCGTCCGCTTGCTGTTGTTCCTTGAGCGCAACCCATTCTTTGAAGGTCGTATCGGTGACCGGGTGATGGTTTCCGTCCTTGTCGAGATAATAGTCCTTCGCTCCGGGCTTGCTAAACTTCGGATAAATATACTTCAAAGTGCAACGGCAGTTATACACTAAAGACGGGTCTGCGCTCGGATCGCCCGGATACATGATCTCCATACCATCTATCCGAAACGGCTCGTCCACATCAACGATCTGCCCGTCCAGAGCCGCATGGGTTTCGCGCACACGATCATCGTTTGCCGCCAACCACTGCTTTTTCATCTGGATGCCGGATTCTTCGGCTTGTTTCATGCCCTCCAGCCGTCCAGCGTTTTCCGCACTGGTCATTGCCGTCCGGGCCGTTCGCACCATCGCCGCCTCGTTCTGGTCGGACACAGCGGTCGAAAGCGAATCCGCGATCTCAGGAATAGTCCGGCCCTGAAGGATGCCCTGTGTGATCGCACTGTTGACCTTTTTCTCGTTCCAAGCCTTGTCCTTTTTGTCGTTGACCTTTTTCTGCGGCAGGAGCTTCGGATCGTCCTTGATCAGCCGAGCCACCGTGTTGGAATCGTACATGGAAAAGCTAACAGACGCGCCGAGTTCTTTTTCCAACTCATAACCTTGATAGTTTGCATTCGTAACGAACACGTTCTTCGTTTCGCCGTTCACAATATCGACAGCTTTTTTGTTGGCGCTATTAACCACGTCCAGCAGGTGGGCTTTCTTCTCTTCCCAGAGCTTACCTTGGAATTGCTGTCCGGCTTCCCACTTGTTGTACTCTTCCTGTGTCATTTCGCCGCTTGCAACCTTCGCGAGTTTGGCTTCCGACTTCACCTTGTGGGCTTCTTTGAAATCGATGATTGTCTGCCGCATCTCGTTGTAAGCACGTCTGTAAACCGTCTTGATCTTTTTCTCGATTGCGTCCACCGTTTTGTCGGTTGCCTTATTCGCCGCATCCGCGATGACCGTCTTTGCCACCAGCAATCACCCACTCTCGTTCAGAATAGCCATATTTTCAACAGAAACGGCCCTCTGGCGCGTTTTGTAGCCTCGGTCGATAGTTTTATCGTCCGGCTATACAAACGCGCCAGAAGCCCTAAAAACGGCCTTAAATCAAATTCTCTGTTTCATCGCTATATCCGTCCTCGAACCGCGCCCCCTCTTCGAGCGACTTCTTTTCGAGGATACTCTTGACTTCATCGACCGTTACGTTCGGAAGCTTGGACAGGATAGTTTCGTCATCCAGCCATTGAGCCTCCATGACCACCATTTGAACTTGTTCCATTTGGTTACTAATTCGATTCCTTTTAAAGACTGGCATATCGTCAACACCGATCAGCTTGAGTATCTGCCGAACAAACTGAATGACCTCAAACTCGAAATCGTCAGCTTCCTCGTCCATCGGCTGGTAAGCCGCATCAATGTGATCGTTTGTAGCGCCAGCCGCAATAGTGTGGACATCCAGCGCTCCGAAGCTCTCATAAATAAGAGATTTCAATTCGGAGAGACATTCCTTGTGAGCGTTGACCGGAACTTCCTGCACGAAAGGCGTAACACTGCTGTTATCGGTGTCTGCAACGGCGATGTGAAGGAATTTTAACTTGTCGCGGAACTTGATGGTTTCCTCGTCCGTCATGCCGTTGGCGTTTCCAATGATCCAGTAAATCTGAGCGCAATCGTTGACCGAGTTGGCCAGACCGGAATTGATCATATCGTAAGCATCAATCATAGATTTGATCCCGGCCAGCGCAGAAGTGTGCATGCTGTTTCCGTACATCGGGAAAACCGGAAGATTGCCGTAATTCGTCTCACCGATCACAACATCGCCGTCCGCTTCGCTGTGCTGGATGATCTGGATATAGGCCCTCTTCGGCTCGATTTCTTCCAAGTCAAGACCGATCCGGTTTGGCTTGGTTCTATAAGTCGTGTAGCCGTCCTCCTCATAGAAGACAACCGTCACAGGCTTTTTGTCCCAATCAACCGACCAGAACCGAGCGCCAGCTTTTAGAGTGCCATCGTACTCATCGAACAAAGGCATGAACTCCGTCATCGGGAAGCAATGCCCTTTGTCATTGTTCCAGAAGCCGTAAGACACACCGTGTTTGAGCGCTTCCTTGGCGGTTTTGAAGACAAAAGTGTCAAACTCAAAGCCCAACCGCTCCTTCGTGGTAAGCTCCCGCTCTGTGCCTTCGGTATTTTCATCCGTACTTTCTGACTTCTTTTCGTCATTCGCAAAGTCGATCCCGTTGCCGAGCGAGTAAGTGAGCCGCTGTACGATCAAGCGATGCAGGAAGTTTGAACACATCTGGATATTTGTCGCTGTGAAATCCGGAACCGCCGCCCCCGTGATACTGTACAAGCGCTTTACGCTCTCAAGGATCGCCGTGTTGCGCTGTTTGTAATATTCATCGACCACAAGCGCAAACTTGAAGTCATCGCTCTGCCGATATTCCTCGATGGCGGTTTGAAGAAACTTAACCTTGTCCGTTGCTTCGAGAAAATCCTGATATGTTTTAAGCATCCTCGTTCACCCCTTTTTCGGTTTTGTCGTTCTCGCCAATCATCCAGCCCTCAGGAAGTTCAAACGCCCAGTCTCGGAACACATGCCACTCGGTCAGCTTGTGTCCCTTGCGCTGTTTGCAGATCTGTCGGAGCGCCGCATAGCTCATCATGACTGTTCGCCGCTGGTTGTAGCTTGACGGAAGCATCTGGATCAACTGCCACCAAGAATCCTTGTTCGTTTTGTCGCTCTTGATGAACTCGGCCCTTGCGCTGTTCAGGTTATCGATGATCCGGCCTAAAAGATTCCGGTTGTAGACGGAGAGGTTTTCACAGCTAAAATCCTCCGGTTCAAACTGCTTAGAATGGATTGTGTGCATCGTGCTACAAGACAGCTTTTCCACGCCAGCCCTATAAGTATCAAACTCCTTCCACCAGTACAAAGGAGCTTCGATCTCGGCCCACACCTCGATCAACCGGAGATGCTTGCAATGTTCCGTCCCGGCATTACTGAGCCGTTCAGAAAGCTCTCGGTCTTTCTCCCCGATGTGGCCTTGGTGAGTGTCGCTCTTGGCCCAGCTATCATACGGATTCCGCATCGCATGGATGGCTGGGCCGATTCCTGCTACTTCCAACGTCCTGATCTTAATCATACCGACCTCTCCTTTGCTCGAATGGTGATTTATATTCTTCGCCGCTTCTGCGGTCAAAGTGCCGTGCTATACAAGCCGCGCTGTCCGGAGCGTCATCGTGTTCAGCGTCTTCCGTATAGTCCATGATTTGAGCGAGATACTCCTTGTCGGTCGAATCCAACCAGACGATGTTCGGCCACCACTTTCGGAGATACTCGCTGATCTTCTGGTATTTGTTCTCTTTCTCGTGATAGAGCCTCACAGGCATATTCGGCTTCTTTCGCCGGATTTCCTTCATCAGGAAGCCCTTGTCCGCATTGCTTTCGCAGTAGATCGGAGCGCACATCATCGCTTCGGCTTCTTCCAGCGCAGTATCGAGAACTGTGTCAACATGCCGTTGCCACATTCGACCGTACATATAGAGCTTGTCCCCGATGCGCTTGCCGCAAGTGAAAGCCGTCCAGTCCTCGCCGCCATATGCCGCATCGATGTGCGCGATGCCGTCCCGGAGGATGTCCTTATCAGAGAAGAATTCAGGAGAAGTATCAAACAGCGCGTTTTCAACGGCGATGTGCTGAAGCTCATAGTTAGCCGCAAACAGAGACGGAGACATCGACTTTCGGATTTTTTCCAATTCCTCCGGAGTTATAAGTCCAGTATCATAGCAAGTAAATTTTATCGGTTCCGGCATCAAAATTGAAGCGTCTTCTCTATGCCAAGGCGTTAGTGTGTTAAAAATTCTGCCACCACGGTTTTTAATATTTTGCAATTCCTGATAGACCATTTTTATTCGGTCTCTTTCAGCTTTGCTCGTTCTGTCCTGAACGTTAATAATATCATCCGTGAATATCCGATCAAAATGCTTACCCGTCAAACTGCCACCAGTACCAATCCCAACAAGCTGTGAAGTGCCCTTGACATCTGTCGAGAGGTTTGTGTTTATCTCGCTTGACGTTTGCAAATTCATCGACAATTGTTTTCCATAAATACAATAAGCGAGATATCTTGTATGCGGATCAAGCAATATTTTTTGAACTTGCTTTATGACCTCCTTGATATCAGAATCGGTTTTCCGCATGAACATCGTTTTCAATCTCGGAAGGAGAATTACAATTTCAGCAAGAGCCACTGATACGCATGTCGTTTTGTAGCTCGCTCTGTGTGCCATTAGCGTTTGGTCTTCTTTCCCACGAACCATAAGCTTGATCCAATCATCGTGCATATCACCGAGCTTCGTAAAACCAAGCATGTGTGCAAACTTTACTGGACTGTCGATCAAAAAGCTAATCGCCTGTTCTCTACTCAACATACCTGATCTCCCAGCACCGCCTTCTCTACCTCATCGATTACGCTTTGCTCGACATCGGCAACCATAACCTTGTCAACGGGCTTCTCGCCAATGGTATCTCGGATGACTTCAAACGCCTTGGTATTACCGGACAGCGCCTCTTTCAGGATGGCATTGCTCATTGCCGTTTGTGCCTGAACCGTCCGGCCTTTTTTGTCTGTAATATCACCGCTCAAAAGCGCGAGAAGCTCCTCGCGGAGCGTCTTCCGTTTATTTCGCGCCGCTACGGCCTTTTTCTGGGCCTCTACGGCACGCAAGTCCCCCGCAACGAAAGGATGTCCCACCGGAATCGGCTGGCCGTTCAGTGGCGAAACAGCGCGGTTTGTGGCGTTCTCGTTTTCACTCATAGAATCAAGCCTCCTTTCGGTTTCGGTCGTACTCTTTCAACTGTCGCTCCAAGCGATGGAGGTTTTTAGTAAGATCGCGCTTATGGATCGGGCCAGCCTTGGCAATCTCGTTTTTTCTCTGTGCGATTAGGTTTACGAGATCAGCGCGAGCAGTGTTAGAAATGTTAATCGGCATTCAGAAGCACCGCCTTTTCGCCAGTGAACTTTTCCCAACGGTCGATAATGACATCGCAGTATTTTGGATCGAGTTCGGAACAATAGCCAGAACGGCCCAATTGCTCACAAGCGATGATTGTAGTGCCAGAACCAGCGAACGTGTCGAGGACAATATCATCCTGCTTGCTGGAATTCTCGATCAGATAAGCGAACAGCGGAACAGGCTTCATGGTCGGATGTTCCTTGTTCCGGGTCGGACGATCGAAATTGAGGACGGTCGTTTGTTTCCGGTCAGAGTACCAAGCATGTGAGCCGCCGTTGTTCCAGCCGTACAGACACGGTTCGTGCTTCCATTGATAGTCCTGACGGCCCATAACCATCACGTTCTTTACCCAGATCAGGCATTGCCGGACGGTCATACCAACATCGTGAATAGCGCCTCGGAAGTTGTAGCCTTCGGAATCTGCATGCCAGATGTAGAAAGAAGCGCCAGCCTTCATGTTCTGCTTCGCCGCCTCGAAAGCGGAAGCAAGGAACTCACGAAACGCCGTGTCCTCCATGCTGTCGTTGGTGATCTTGAGCTTGTCCTTGGTTTTGCCTTCGTAAGCCACGTTATAAGGTGGATCAGTCAGGAAAAGGTCGGCCTTCTGCCCATCCATCAGCTTTTCGATGTCGTTGATATCTGTTGCGTCACCACAGATAAGGCGATGCCGACCGAGTTGCCAAACGTCACCCGGTTTGGTTTTGGCTTCCTCCGGGACAACGACATCGTAATCGTCATCAACCGCTTCGTTTTCTTCGTCCCGGAAAGACATGTCGAAGCCAAAGTCGGCCATATCGAAATCAAGATCAAGAGCGTCCAAGTCGGCAAGCTCCTCGTTCAGAATGTCGAAATCGAAAGAGCTATTGTCGGTCGTTTGGTTATGTGCGAGTGTGTACGCTCTCCGCTGTTCATCGGTCATATCGTCCAAGCGGATGCAAGGCACGGTTTCCATGCCGAGTTGCTTTGCGGCAAGGAGACGGCCATGCCCCTCAACGATGATGTTTTTCTTTCCCCAGATGCCGATCGGATCACGGAAGCCGAAAGCCTTGATGCTTTCAACGATGGTCTGAAGATCGTCTTTCTTGTGCTTTCTCGCATTTTTCTCATAAGGCGTAAGAGAGTCAACGCTCAAGTATTCAACTCGCATTTCTGGGATTGCTGTTTCAGACATTTTACTACCTCCTCAGTCAAAACCTCATTTTTCATGGTCTCTGTAAATTTCTTCTCGCAGTTTTTACACAGCACGATTTCCGTTGGGATGAACTTAGCTCCCGGAATGAGCTTTCTGCAAAGAAAACATATTGTCACGATCAAGACCTCCGTCCCCCCGCCCCCACCTGCAAGGAGGAGTCCCATGCAGGAGAAAAATCTCGACTACATTCCTGCTTCCCGATTCCGCTTTTATTTTAAGGCGAAATTGGACAAGCGTCAAGCTGTTTCGAGAGTGCCGTTATAAGAACCGCAAGACGGGCAATAGCGCATCGGATAAGCGCCAACAACCACGGGATGCGCTATGCCACAAACAGAGCATTTCTGCCCTTTTACGTTTCCTTGCAGGACAGCAGGAGTCCAACTCCCGACACCATATTTCAAAAGGCTTGAGGATGCGTCCTTGGGGAAAGCCACAAGCTCAAGACCGAGCGCATCCATAATAGCCGCAATCGAGGAAATACGGCCACCACGTTCGCGCATCATGCGCGAGTAGCAACCACCGTTGATCTTTGCTTTACGGCAAACAGCAAGCGGCCTGACGCGCTGTTTTACGCGCTCGGCCTCGATCGTTCGCAGGATTTCTTCTACCATCTCGTTCGACTGATTTTCCATCAGTTTTTTCCTCCTTTTTTCCTTTGCTCATATAGGAACTTAGACAAGCGGATGCACCATCGGTTCAGCTTTCGCTTCTCGATATCCTCCACCACATTGTATTGTATACAATCAACGCAATCAAGACAAGTGAAAAAATCTCCAAGTTCTTCATGAAAATTAAAAAGCGCTTCATTTTCGGAAATTGGTGTCGGGTTTTCTCCCTCCCAGATACGGACGAGTTTAAGCGCCGCTTGAGCAACCTCGTTGCACTCTTCGGCCAGCTGGAGAAGAATTGCTTTCTTCGACTGATGCTTTTGGATAAAGTCGATGCAAAGCTCCTCCGGGACAAGAACTTCTTTTTCCATTTTCAAACCTCCGTTTTACTCGACAATCCCTCCGGCCAGCGGACAGGATTTGCACTCGTCAAAATCATAGTTAAATATTGATTGTATGTCTTTATAAAGCTGACAGCTTTTCCGGGCTTCCGAGTGCGTTTTCTCGCACCCGAAGCAGTTGATGTCCGTTGCCGCTTTGCAAAGGTTGATGATTGTGTCCTCGCTGACGTACATAAAGCCATCGTCTTTACAACCTGAAATTCCTCGCGTTTTGATTTCGCAGATGGTATTATCCAGTTCTTTTCGCATCTGGAGGAGCTTTTTTCTTGGAACGGTCGAAAGTGTCTGGTGCATCACTTTTTCAGAAAGTTTGACCAAACAACGGAGATCGCGCCATCCGTTTTTGTAGCTCTTGCATCGGCGCTCAAGCTCACCGTGATATAAATTCAAGGCGTTTACCGCTCCCCAGATCGCTCTAATCGCGGAATACTCGCGAGATGAAAGAGCCACGCGCCCGTCTTCGTCCTGCCTTCTGTACTCCGTACTCATACAATCATCTCCATTTTTTATTTCGCTTATATTCGTCAATCAGTTCTCTTACAATAACGATGGTCATTACAAGTGCGACCGCTATAAACATGACGGCCATCGCGATGCATATGCCTTTCAGGAGTAAGTCAATCATGTTGTCCTCCTTTATTTTTCTTTCTTTACCTCATAGCACACTTCATAGTCGATCTTATCTCGATCTTCTGCGATCGCTGGGCCAACCTCGATCAAGTCCGGAACAAAAGTCACGAGTGTTCTTGTTCCGTCTTTTTCAACTCTATAAATCGAATATGACATGTTCTACCTCCCGGAATCGTTTCCGTCTTCCTTCGTCGATTTTTTGAAGCAGTGCATTCTTTCTTTCTCGTTTTCAAGATAATTTATTAAAAATTTTTTGTCGCATCCTTCAAAAAATCCTTTAGCCCATGCTCCACCGTCTCGTGTTTCAATAATAACGGATAAAATACCTCCAACTAACATCCCAACGAAAAATCCGACACACAAGGCCATAAGATCAAAAGTCCATGTTACCATTTAATTTTCCTCCTTCGGCGGTTCGGGCATCGGCATCCAATGGGTAATCGGCCCTTCAAAATCCGGGTCGTATCGTCTGCTTACTGGTGACCATATATACCATTCACCATTTTCGCGCATCGTAACTGCCCAAACATTGTTGTGGTATGGTGCATATCCAAGCACGGCTTTATACATCTCCGGCAGTCTATCCTTGACTGAAATCCAGTTACTGCTTGCCAACACTCCCGAATTGAACCCGTTGGCAAACATCCAATTCCCAAAGCCACTGATTTTCTGGTCATTCATATATTTTATGAAATTAGCACCGTCCACTTTGTAATGATCTGGATTTGTGTCTTTAATCATCTTCATTCTCCTTTGGTGGTTCAATAGGCATCCAATGAGTAACATTTGGATAGACTTCAAGCGATTCAAGCGATCCAAACGCTTTCCACATTTCAAGATATGTAGCAATCGCCGCTCCTTTAGCGATTATGTTTTTTTCAAACCAGCAAAGGTATTGCCCGTTTTTATCAGGGAGTTTTTCCTTGACGCTGATCCAGCCGCCATTTTGCGGACATCCTTCTTCTGTGTGCGAATCAAGAAAATCGGCGATGGTCATTTCAACACTGTTTGTCTCTTCGTGCTCTTCATCATAGAGCAGAGCCGTTATCTTCGCGTCCGCATCAATCAGCCGCATCCTGTTCCACCTTCCTGCTCTCATAGAATTTCCCGCCTTTGCGGTAGTGTTCGCTCAGACTGTACGATTTGCACTTGGTCTTTTCGGCGCACTCCAAGTATCCTATATAACGTCTGTCCACCCTACAGCGATACCAAATATTGTCATAATGCTGACAAGTGATGCACATTTTAGGCACTCGTTTCAGCATCCCGTTTCACCGACTTTCCACAATTTGTTTTCACCCAATAGCTTTTAACCTTTTCAACAATTGGCACAACATCTTTATGAAAATATCCGTGAGCTTTTTCGATTGCAAAAACAATTTCCGAACAAGCATTATCAATTTTTCCTTCATAAATGAAACGCAGAGCATTGTTGAGCATATCACATGACGGATATCTTCCGAATAATGCGTTTTTCTTTTTCGTATTCATTCCAACTTCACCGCCTTAATCAATGCTGTTTGTAAACCTGATCGGCATGATCGAATCCGGGAGGAAATTGATCGTATAGTGATACTTGTCTGCGAACGCACCTGAGACATCTTCGACAACGTACATCGTCCAGTCGTTCAAGCGAACGAAGTGCTTTTTATACTGCCCCGGAGCGACTTCGATAATCAGGTCAACATCACCGCCAGACTTTTGCACGCTCAGGTTTCCGACCACTTCCAGCAGAATTTTGTCTGTGCGGCAGTTATATACAGTCACACGGCGCGTCACGTTAAAATTATCAGCCTGTAAACTGAGATTTCTTGTGACCTTATCCGCTTCCTGCTCCATGCACCCAGTTAATAACAGTGGAATTATCAATAACAGAACAAGCAGGACGATTTTCTTTTTCATTTCAATTTTATCTCCTTTCCCCATCAGCGCAGAACCAACTCTCCGCATTACCGTGTAAATGCCCCTTTTTACACCATTCCTTTTCAGACCTTGAATATTCGCAATGTTTACATTCCTTGCATAAGATTATCTCAAACTCTTTATATTTTTCTTCAAACGCCAGACGCTCAAAAGTTGTTTCAAAATGCTCATATTTTTTGATGAGGATTTCGCGTTCTTCTTCTTGATACCATTTGTTTTCAATTTCGACAGGGATATACTTTGGCGTGCAATCCTGAGATGATGTCGGTACTGACATCATTGGCTTTATCATCTTTATGTATAATTTCATTCCCATTTCACCTTCTTTCCAAATTTTTAATCAGGGCTAAAGCTTCTTCTGATACTTTGCGTATAAACTGACCATTATCAGCTATTTCTTCATCAGACATATCCCTTATTTCATCAAGAGCATTTTTCACTTCACTTTTTGTCATTCCATTTCACCGCCATTCCGCATCCGGGACAAAATTTCATGTCTTCGTCTCTATACATTATCCACATACAATTACATAAAGGACAAACCGCCATATATCCATAAAATTCATCAACAATATCACGAGATATTTCTGTTGGGTATCTTTTTGGTTCCTGCTCTTTCAGTAATTCCAGCGCATCAGAGCAAAGGGTTTGTATACAGTCCCGATTATTTGAATAAGGGCACTCGTCAGGACAATACTCGATCTCGTAATCCATCTCCATCCGTTTACAACACTCCAACCCTTTTAGAACCTTTTCCCTGTCAGCCATCCCACTTCACCTCCTGTTCATCGTTGCTGAGTCCAAGAAGATATTCCAACCATTTGCAAAATGTGTCTGCTTTGTCTTTGCTACCGAATGAAGCAACCTTGACCATCTTGTTCGGTTCGTCCGTACCTATCCACAGCGATGGATTCTTTCCGAAACCGTCCAGCTGATGTACGGATATACTGACCCCACCACGTTTATATGTCATTCCGCTTCACTGCCTTTTCGTTGCGACATCAATTAAGGCTTTCATCATCATTTTTACAATACTTTCGTAAACGTCCAATCTACCAATGATTTGCTGATTCAGGTTTTTCTGGTATTCAAGTGAGTTCTTTAAGTTGTCCTCAATCAGTTTGAAATCTTTTTCATTCATCTCGCATCACCTTTCTTCCACAATTCGGGCAATACTTGTGTGTCATTGCAGGAGCACCTTCAACAAATCCGCATTTTTCACAATGCCAGTGATAGTATCTATCCTTTTCTTCTACCCATGTCGTTGTCTGGTCTTTCAAAAGATCAGCCGCATCATTCATCAAAGTGCTTAAACTAAAGCACGTGCCAATGCTTTTGTCCCGGTAAGCGCAATCAGCACATTCGTGCGACATCGGAGAATCTTGTAACCTCGCACATCGTTCAAGGGAATTGATTACTTTCGCTTTATCCATTACCTTTGTTTCCTTTCGCGTCAATATCACGCCATGTTTGGTAGAGTGCCCAAGCGATCGGCTTCTGAATAAATCCCGGATGAATTTTATTTGTGTCAAGCGCTCTTTGATAGTAAGTCTTGATCGTTCGGATGGCCTTTTCCAGATCGGTTTCCTTTTTAGTTCGAGTCGAAACCTTTACAATCATTTCTTTTCGCTCCTATTATGCCAATAAATCTGGAAATCGCTTGTTGCGTGATCGGCTTCAATCCATCCGTTGCAGAAAATTCTCAGATATCCGCAAGGAAGGCAATCAATCGACCATGCCTGAATCGGTCTGCTCCTCACACCGGGAACATACGGTTTCCCATAACCGCCGATGCCGTCAAGGTGGAGAACATCCGAGCAACCAGAGAGCCGACATATCGGTTCGTCTTCGTGATCAACCGCCACAAAATCCATGCACATGAATCCGCTGTCGTGCTTGTGTCTTGTTGGTATAATGACAATGGAGTTAAATAATTCGACTTTCGCATCCCAAGAAGCTCTTTCTGGAACGGCACTAAAGTCCTTTTTGCTCATCTTCAATATATTCATGTTAGCCTCCCATGTTCGGAAAATCAGCTTCCCAATTCCAATTCTCGTTATACTTTGTTTCTTCATTGCGGACAAGCGCTCCATTTACAATTTCGATTCTTTGTACAAAGCACATTCCGCATTCGTATACAACTATCTTTATATCAACACCGTATTTTTTCGCTTTTTCAACGTATGGATCTGGATCAACACCCCAAGCCGCTTTAAAATTATCGAGGCAGAGAATATAGTTTTTCTCGTTCCTCGGAAGATACCTTCCGACGATTCCGTCAATAAAATTTCTTCGCGTTCCATTTATGTATAAAGACTTCCAGAAGAGTTTATCATTCTTTTTTTCTTCCGGCTCTTTGAAAGTTATATCATCATAACTGTCCCATTCATAAACCGGATCATAAGAAATCGTTTCAAATTCTGCGTTTGTAGCTACACACTTAAGTTCGCCAGTCAGAAAGTTCATGATATTTTCAGGCTTACCTCTGAAACGAATGTTTCCTTCTGCCCAGTTTGGCATCAATACTCCTCCTCTGTTGCTTCAAGCTCTTTTGCCTTTTGCTCGGCAAATTCTATGATTCGGTTATTCGCCGCTTCAGAAGCGTTTACGCCCAGCCAGCGCAAGCCGCAAGATTCAAAATCGAACGTTTCTTCCTTCGCATCCCATTTCAGCCAGCCGACCGTATAGCAATACTCCGTGCTGATTTCCTTTTTTCCGGTTCTTCCGTTAATCACTTCTCGCGGTTCTGTCTGCACCCATTTGACTATATCGTAAGTAATCGGAAGGTTGGATGGCTTTTTGCAAATATATACCGGGTCGCGGATTTGCAAGCCTTCAAATCGCTCAGTATATTCCATTCACTTGTCCTCCTTTCAGCCGCTAATCGCCGTCTTGATTTTCCGTGCGATTTCAAGAGCGGTCTCAGAATTTTTTTCGAGTATTTCTAACTGCTGAATGTAGCACTCGGCAGACGGCATCGCATCGTTTCTGTTTGGGCTTTCGGCAGTCAAAACGTAGCAAATGTCCGAAAGAACCGTTATTAGATCAAACAAGTTTGTCGATACTCTATCAGTTCTGCAAATAGCAGATTCAAATTCAAACGCTCTGGCAGGTTGAGTAAAATCACCCGGCTCAATGTTTCTGGCTTCCATTTTATCGATCTCCTTCCCCATTGCTACAATATCACTTTCCATCAATTTGTATGTTGCAAAATCCTTGCTCGACAAACATCCATCCGCGCCTCTATGCGTTTCTAAAAAGGATTTGCATTCTTCCCATAGTTTGTTTCTTTTCTCTTTCAGCGCTAACACATCGTTCATTTCCAAATCGGCCTCCTTATATACCAAACGTTCCCGTCTTTATCCGTCACCATTTCGTCCTGCGTCTGCCAATGATAAGTGTTGAAATTTCTGTTCATCGGATTGTTCGGATCAAAGCCAAGGCCAACAGGCTGTTGCTTTTTGTTTTTGCGAGGCTTTTTCAGCTTCGGATGCTCGATTCTATACTCCGTCCAGAATTGTCCGGCTACAAAGCCGATCGCGTACAAAAGGAGACCAGATACTCCGTACAAAATCATCTGAATCGTTGTAAGCTCGTTCATTGTTCGTCCTCCGATCTCCAAGTCCAAGCCGTGCCACTCATCTGTTCTTCCGAAGGCTTGTCCGACCAGCATCTGTAGTCCCGGCCAACAACCCAGCCTTTATCTTTTGTCCACCAGTAGAACCCGTCCAAGAAAATCATGAACTCTCCGTCTCGGTTGATGCAGAATTTCGTATAGAAAATGTCGTGCGGATTCTTTGTCTCGATCCAGCAATCGGTAATGCTGAAATACTCTCCGTTTTTCGGCTTTGGCATCGTATAAGGAAAAACGATGTAAGGCTTGTCCCAAGAAGCCAACTTTCTCAGCTTCTTTGAAGGTCTGCCGTTCCAAACGCGCCATTTGTATCCGTAATCATCCAATGGCGCTTGCTCTGTTTCACCCTTGAAGGAAATCTTTGTTGGATCGCCGTTCCAAACAAGAATCTCCCAACTCCGGCCTCCGTACTTCCTGTCCAGAAATACTGGTTCAAGGCTTTTATCACGAAGCTCGTCCTTTGAAAGGATTCTCACCCCTTCGTACATGCAGAGGTTTTCGTATTCAGAAACTCTGGTTAGCACTTTTTCATACGGATTTATAAATGGCGCTTTCATTGAAGCAATCCTTCTCGCTTTCATTTGCGTCACTTCGGCACTCGGCCCAATAAAGCTCGGTGTCGTGCAATGGCACTTCGTACACATATAACCGCTGTAAAATCCGCTCCCGTCTTCGTACCGACTAAAGTTTTCTTCTAACTCTCCACCGCACCAGATACAACGCAGTTCATTCTTTTGCTCTTCCATGTTCTTTCCTCCTTTAGTAGTAAGTTCAATCGCTTTGTGGTGGTTTCCTCCTTTCGAGAGTATATTACCACTTATCCCGGAACAAGTCAACGCTTTTTCTTTTCTTTTTTCATTTTTTCATTCAGACGGCGAGAAGCGTTTGATTTGAAAAAATGGTCGATCTCCTTCTCCCGTTTGATCGCTTCTCGCCGTGCTTCATTTGCGACAGAAAATTCCTTGTATTCTTTGCAAGTTGAATGGCATCCAACCTTGCGCTTCTTGCAGTCCTTGCATGGAACAACTAACATTTGCCTTACCTCTCTCAAAACATTCTGACTTGTTCCGGATCAGCTGGTTTGTCGATGGTTGGATTCGGATTCACGATTTTCCACTCTTCCCCCATGCCATTATAGAAACCAATCAGCAGTTCTTTTACAACTGGGTCTTCGCCGTACTTGTTATATATTGCCGACACGTCCTCGCATATTTTCGTCCAATACGCAACCGAGTCCTCTGTATAGATTACCTTCGGCATTGTTTCGTATTTCTCCCAGAGCCGATATAGCTCTGCCATCAATTCTCGATGCTTCGGATTCTTCATGTTTCTCCTCCTTTGTGACCACCATTCCCATCCTGTTCCCAATATAGTGGGAACGCAAAAACCTTTGATTTTACAGGCGTTTTCGCTATTGTTCCCACTGTACCCACCGTTTGCAACGTTTCCTTATAAGGCGTTTTTTATTTTATATTTTATTAAAAAATATTTTTTCTCATATATAGAACCATTGATTTTGGTGGGAACAGTGGGAACGTGGGAACATTTTCAGTCCTTCCAAGGCAAATCCGGGTCTTCCACAACGGTCATTTGCTCGAAAATTCCGCTTTTTTCCTGACCGGGAACAATGCAGACGCACCGAGTTACTATACCGCTTCCCGGAATCCGCTTCTTGACCTTGTTGTGAGGTGGTTGAGTGCGGATCAGGTTTTTTCCCTTGGCCCACGAAAGATAGCTGTCAGCGGAAAAGCCTCCGTCTGCCATTGCCCGATTGAAAGTCTCTCCGATGATCCAGATGGCAGTTGCGTCTCCGGTTTTCTTGTCCGTATCAATACACCCAAGGCAAGGCTTCCCTCTGAAATCTTCCAAGTTCTCGTCCGTTATAAAGCCCGTCCGGTTTTCCGCAACCCAGTCCATGATATACTCGTGCGCTCTGCGGCCCGTGTCCACATCCTCCTTCGACCGGACATACGGCAGGATGTCCTTTTCTGTAAGCCGCACTCCGTCCTGAAAAATGATGCTTTCTGCGGCATGGTCTGCGGCAAGGAGTATCGATGCGCTGAGTGCTTGTTTGTCCGTCCCGAAAGCCGAAAGTCTCGTGAAAATTTCCTCTTGGTCGGCTTTGATCGCCTCCCAAACATCACTCTTCTGGATGGCTTCGATAAACACCCGGCCAGCATGACCGTAATTAGCGATCACGAGTCTGTGTGTGTGTAGTGGGTCTGGCATCATTTTTCCTGCACACTCAAGCTCGATCACTCGGTTCATAGCGCCAGCCTTTGATCGACTTCCAACGATCGGCATTTCTCCGGTCGTAATAATGCAGTTTTTCCAGCTTGGTGACTGCCTCAAACCGCCGTTTCTCGCGCCTCGCGTTTTTCCGCTTCCTTCACAAAGGCTATAAATGATGTCATCAAACTCGCGGTTTTTCTGGATTGTTTGAAGCTCGTCAAGGCAAAGTGGAAGATTGCAAGTGAAGATCGCCAATTGTTCAAGGCCAACGTTTGTGCTTTTGATCGGTCGGCAGTAAGAACCGACTTGCGGATCGGCCCAAATGGATGCGGCAAGCTCCATCGTGACGGTTTTGCCTGTTCCGCTCTGAGCGCTCCACATGTGTACAAAAAACGGGAGCGCATCAAAGCGTTTCAAAAGTACCGATGCGAAACCAGCCGCCATCGCCAACCGCGCTTGTGTGTACCCTTCAGCACGGATGCTTTTTACTTCATCAAGCCACTTTGAATAGCTCCCCTCTTCGTGAATCGTTTTGAACATTTGAAGGAAAACGCCTTGACCGTCATACTGGATGCCTTCTGCGTAAGGAACAAACATGTCGTTTGCCACCCAGCCAAGATGGCTCGACATTTGCTCGATCGGAATCAAATCCCGGTTCAGATCATCCATATAAGCGATGTATTTGACCAGCGCTTTTGCAGTTTCGCTTGTTACGCTAACACCATGATTCGCCAACGTTACGATGCTTGTCGCATTTGAAAGCGTCCCCTTGTCCAGCACAACCTTCTTCCAATATTCGCGTTTGAAACTAATCTCCAACGATTCAGTTCCGGTTTCAATATTGATGAACCGCCTTGACGGCATAATCGGATGACTACAAACGATTTCCATTCCGAATTTGTCCTCTGTCAAGATGCGGTTATCTTCTGTCATGTATTTTCCTGTTCGCAAGATACATGGCTGGCCTTCCCAGTCGGTGTAATTTTCCTGTTGTGTCGGCATATAGACGATGTTTCCTGACCGTGCCTTCAAAATGCCATCGATCGTTTTCGCTGGCACTTTGCATTCCTTGGCTCTCTTTTTCAAGATAAGCTCAAACCGCGCACGGGCATCAGGCGTAACAGATGAATCCTCCAGCAATTCATACGGTTCATCGCCTTCGACAAAATCATTATAATCAAAGCCATCGACCGCCTCCTTGAAAAGCTGAATAGCCTCTTGCTTTTGTGCGGCCTCATTCGTGAGCATACAATCTATCCCTCCTTTCTGTTGCTAATTCGAGTTCGTACCGGAGAACGTCTCGTTTCCGCAATGCAGAAACAAACGCATCGTTCCATTCCTCGTCTCGGCTCTTCGGTTCATTTACCTCAATTGTGCGCTCGTTGTCAAGCCACAAATCGAAACAACGCCAATATTCGCGTTCTATGGCCTCTCTGAGCCGTTGTTCTTTCGCTTTGGCACTTTTACGCCTTGCCCTCTGAACCGCCAACACAAGCCGTTCTGGCGCGTTCTGTGGGGCATCCAAGGCCAACCCCAAGGCGAAGTCCTCGTTCATCCGTTTGATGGTATCTTTGAAAGGCAGATTATAGTATAGACTGGCCATGTTGATTACGTCTCCACCCTTGTGGCAACCAAAGCAACACCAGCCTCTGTCGTTTTTGTAAATCTTCAGGCTTGCGTCTTTATCACCATGAAAAGGGCAAACTGCAAAACCTGATCGATTTACAGTTAGCCCCATAAATTCTGCAAACTCCTTGCAGGAAACTCGTTCTTTAATTAAATTGGCAAACTCGGTCATTGTGGAAGCACTCCTTCAGCGAGATATTCTACAATCAGCCGACCAGTTTGTCTGGCATCACAAAAGCGGAATCTAACACCATACTTCGCGGTCATCGTAAGCATGGCCCTTCTCAAAGATTCGCCTTTTATCCGTGTCAGAGGTTTCCCTTTGGAATCACGGGGAGACTGCCATTTCAGCAGTCCCCCCTCCGGCAGAACCTCTTCAATCAAGATCAAAAGTTGGATGCCAGCTTCTTTTGCCCTGATGCACTCTTTCGCAAAGCGCTCGTGATCCTCGCTCATGATGTCTTTTATTAGCTCCATCACGTCTTGTTTGGTATCAACGGCCCTTTTTTGATCATTGGCAATCGCGTAATCGCCAACATACAAAGCACATCGTTCGTTAGGAATTCCGGCCTTCTGAAAGTAAGAATCGATGTTTTTGTGCTTTCCGATCTGCTGTCTGGTGTCGCATAAAATCATCGATCATACCTCCATCTTAGAACGGCAGTTCCTCGTCCTCCGTTACATCCGTAAAGCCAGCGCTTGTGTTGGCCCTGTGAGCCGCCAGCTTGGCCTTGTTAGCCTCACTAAGCTCCTTCTTGCGCATTGGCTTTACCTTGCCCTCACGTACCGCAGAAACGCTCTCAAGCCGCGCAATTTCGGTCGTTGTACCGCTCTGGATGTCACCGTTCTGCTCCATGATCCACTCGCGCTCACGAACGGAGAAACCAACGTTCAGACCCTTGAGCTTCGTTTCGTCCCAGTCCCAATGGTAACCGTTGTTGCTCTGTTCCAGCGCCCAAGCCGCATTTTCAAGCGCTCTGCGGTTTCCAGCTTCGTACTGATCTCCGGAACGAGGAATGTTCAGCCGCAGGATTCCCTTGTACTTCGGAGTAAAGTTGCCGCCAGCGGCCTGTTGCGCTTTGAACATTTTCTGGAAGTGGTCTGTGTATTCGCCCTCGGTCACATCAAGCTGAATGGCAAGGCGCTGACCGGGAACGCCGTTGTAATCAACATCCTCGATCTTAGCGCCGAGAACCTTGCCGATATAAGCACCAGCAGGAAGAGCGTCAAAACTGACGCTCTGCTGAGGCTTGAAATCGTTCTTTCCGCTGTAGTTAATCATTTTTTTCTTCCTCCTTCGTAATTTCCAGACCATAATAGGCCCTTATTGCATTATCCACCGCTTTCAGGTCGTTGTCAATATCATCTGTTTCAAAAAGGCCAATCGGGCTTTTCACTGTATCCATTCCGCTGTTCTTGGTTCGGAAGGTGTATTTTCCGTCTTCAACGTGCGTTTTCAGGACGATCGTGAACAGCCCTTCGACCGTAATTTTCTCGTCCAGTAGTTTGCCGATTGTTTTGCATTTCTCGTTGCCGTTCTGATCGCGCTCAATGTGGCTCAAGAAATAAACAATCTTTTCTGGTGGCATTTGCTTGCAGACCGTTTCTGCAATCAAGCTCCAGTAATTCTTAGCCATATCCGTGAACTTCTGATAGCCAAGCTCACCGCTCCTCCTCATGAATTCGTTAGCCAGCAAATACTGCGCGTCATCGATCACAGCAGAAGGAGCTTCCATCCGCAGAAGCGCAGACTTGATTTTTTCGTAATTGTCCGTTGTAAGGACACCGAGGTTGTTTCTGAACGGGAGCGGTTTTCCGGCAACATTAATCACCGCAACCTCACCCTTCTGGAAGTTTCTCAAAGACGCACTCTTGCCAGTGCCGCTTTCACCAAGGATCAAAACTGGAATCGCCATAATCATTTCTCCTTTTCTTTTACTAATTCAATCGCATCAAAAATCGCGCTGAGTTCTCTTAAGGCATTGTACTTGTTCTGGAAAGCCGTCAACTCACCGAGCGCTTTTCTCAAAAGTATCTCCCGTGTGTCAGGCTTCGAGATCAGAAGGACAGTCGATTCGTAATTGTTCTGCGTTTCCGTGATTTTGAAAAACGCTCTCACAGGTTCTTTGCTCTTGATCGCTTCGTTTTCTTCCGGCGCAAGGACGAGCGCATTGATTATGTTTCGCGCTTGATGGTTTCGCCATTTAACTGCCGCTTCAGTATCGTTCCAATCAAAATCTCTGTGGAGTGGTGCGTCTTCAGGTTTGCTTACTTCGACCAAGGATTCTGCATCAAGAGAATTTCGATTCGCTAAATCGAACATCACGATCGCCGCTTCGTCTGGGTTTGCCTTGATTCTGGATGCCTCTTTCCATTTGTAGACCATCGTTTTCACCTCCTTTCGATGAATACTATAACTCTTCTTCCATGAGAAGTCAAGAGAAAGTCTGCCAGTCCTGACCGCTTCGTACTCCTCCCAGACTCGCCGTGGCTCTCCATTCCTGCCAATCCAGAGCCTTTCCGCGACTTACCATCCATACCTAACACAACACTGCCGCAACTATCCGCTCCTGCCATGCCATTTCCTTTCCTCGCCATTCCAGATCAGGCCATACCCAGCCAGACCTTCCCTAACTAACCGTTCCACTCCTGCCTTCCTTGCCGTGGCCAGACAACACCATAACCACCCGGACATTCCATTCCTGCCAAGCACAGCCGTTCCAGTCCCAACCTGAACTCACGCACCGTAACGCGCCCCTCCGTACCGCTCCTGCCATTCCATTCCGAAACACACCATCCTCTGCCTTGCCTCTCCTCGACCGACCTCAACTATCCTTTCCTGCCGCGCCATTCCGAAACATGCCATCCCTACACTGCCTCTCGCGACCATACCTTTCCTGCCTTGCCTATACAGACCTCGATTAGCCAAGCCATAAAAGGCCCCACCTAACCTTACCGGAACTTTCCATTCCTGCCGATCCTCGCCTTGCCTCGCACGTCCATGCGCGGCCCCAACTTCTCGTTCCCCACCTGACCATTCCTGCCATTCCGGGCCTTTACATGCCGACCTTGCCAGACCTTCAACGGACAGGCCTCGCCTCGCCAGAACCCTCCTGCCGTGTTGGCTGGATGCCTTTCGACATCCAGCCGTTAGCCGTCCTGCCTTAATTATTGAGCGCCGTTGCGCTTACCTCGAATGTCCCGTAAGAGCCGTCCCGTTCCGGTCTCCACTCTCCGATGCCGTTCGTGAAGCCGCCAAGGTTGATCAGGTTAATGATCTGCTCCAAGGAAACCGGGCCGTTCTGATTGTACTGAATCTCCAAGTCCATATACCAATCGTCAAACTGTGCGCGATGGCGAATGTCTGCGGTTTTGCTAATACCGCCAACCCGAACCATGTCCTCCCGGATGTGTGGGATCGAGCCTTTGATCTCAGCCAGCATATCCGATCCCTCGCCCTTGATGAAGAATGCTCCGCGAAGTGTGGTTGTTTTGATGTCGATCTCATTCCGGCTTGCCGCCATGATTGCGGCCTGTTTGATTGCCGTTACCGGGAATCCCCACCGAGCGCCTTCGTCCACCGCCTTGCGGAAAGCCTCCTCTGTTCCTTCGGTCGGTTCTGGCGTGAGCCAGTAAGCGCTCCCGATAAAGTCTGCGACCGGATTCTTCGGCTCGTGCTTGCTCTTATACTTGGTCGTTCCCATCTGCTTTTCCAGCATTTCGCGCTTGGCCTTTTCGCTCCACTTGTGTACGATCAGCGGAGCAGTTCCCTGAATGCGAACGTTGACAGTCTTTACATCGATGGGCTTAATCTCAATCGCAACAGCTTCATTCTTCTTAGCAGTCATTTTAATTTTCTCCTTTTCTTTCAATCGCTTTTTAATTTTTACTTGATAATGGTGGAAGTCGTGTTTTCAAGGCTTACTCCTGGAATGGTCGAGCCTTCCTTGATCAACTGTTTGATCCCGGTCTTAGAAATCTCAGGCGGCAGATATTTTAATACTCCATCGTCCTTGTTGTAATGCTGAACCCAGTTGATTACCGCTTCTGCGTCCGTAATGTTTACGCTCTCGTTGCTCCTGAAGGAAACCGAAACCAACGGAGTGCGGAGCTTTTCGCCGCCGAGAATGATCTGGATGTATTCCTTCAGCCGCTTCATCTTGTTGTCGGTCGCGGCCTTGCGGTCTTTCAGCCGCTGAATCTCTGCGTTGATCTGTTCGCTCTCATCTTTCAGATCGAGAACCCAAAGCGCCATGTTTTCGATCTTGTCCTGCTTGGACATCGCCAGCTTTTCAAACTCCTGAAGGTCGAGGATTTCTCCGGTTTCCTCATCGACCAAGTTCATCATGGCTTCGTCAATCTCGCGGAATGTCATGCTTTTTCCTCCTTCTTGAAAAGCGCTCCTTGTACAACTTCGCGTAAGCCTTTACGTCTGCGCATTGACTGCCAGCTTCTGGTGCGCATCCAGTAGCCGCCAGCTTACGCGAAGTCCTGCGTTTCTGTGGCGAGATCACCGCAGGAAACTCTCACCGTTTCAAATGAACCCTGTCCAGTATCCGTACATTTTACTTTTTCTCCTTCTTCTGATTTTCCAAGAACTCCTTGATGCGCTCGTTGTTGCGCTTCTCGATTTCTGCGCTCAGGATCAGCTTTTCCTTGATCGTCATCTTCGTTTCCTCCTTACGCTTTTATGTACCTTTCCCTTGGTACATGTGCATGTTACCTCTGGTTCCGCAAGAAGTCAACGGTTTTTCAAATCTTTTTATTAGAATTTCTGAAACTTCCAATCGTCTTCTGTCACACCGAGCTTCTCGGCAAGTAATGTGTTTATAAAGCCATTGATAGATTTTCCTTCAGCTTTTGCCATCCGCTCGACATCTTCCTTTCTTCCCTTTGGGACGAACACATACAGATTGTCGTAATTGTTCTTTGCAAAGTCATTTTTCCATTTAGTGAAGTTTGCCATATTATTTATCCTCCTCAAAACATGTAACAATCCAATCGGCGCTTTCTTTGACACGATATTCTCCATATTTCGTATAGACACTCGCTCCGTTATCCTCGCCATCAAGCCCGATCCATCCTTCAACAAGCTCGACACAAGATTCTGAAATATAAATCTTTTTCCCGGTTTTCCACGATGTTAAAATCATTTTTTTCTCCTCTTTAATATGATTTTATTGATTAAAAAGTACACACCAACCCAGAATCAAACATTAATCAATTCCCCACCTCCTTCCCATGCACTCGATTACGTTCTTCTTACTTCCGCTGTCGATGTGTCCGTCTTTGTAGATGGCGATCATCATCGGCTCGGTAATGCCGTCAAGCCGGAGATCGTAACCGATCGCTGTGTAGCCGTTATCCTTGCACTCTTGAATGGCCTTTTCGACAAAGGCTAAATTCAGCGGTTCTTGGTGGCTTTCGTTGCCGACCATCGCGCAGTGAAACTGCAAGGATTCAATGTGCCTCCGCATCTCTGGAGAAAGTGTGTTAGCCATCATTGTTTTTTACCTCCTTAAAAAGTCCTAATCGTTTTGAATTCCAGCCCAGTTTCGGTAACCCATACTTCCTGCACTTCTCCGTGCTTCTTCTGGCTGTAAAGTTTGTCAGCCAGCGCGTTCGCGCCCTTGATGGTTTCTCTCCGTTTCGGCATCCCGTTGCAAACGATCTTGTAGCTTTCAATGTACTTCATGATGGTGTCCTCCTTATTCTGCGCTCCAGTAGTAGTCAACCTCTGGGTGGGCAATCCCGGTGGCCTTTTCGATTACCATGTGGTCTGTTACCGTGAAGAAAGCATCGATGCTGTAGTGCGTCCCGTCAATGCGCTCGAATCCGCCTTGCTTCTTGTTTACAAATTTCTTTTCGGGGTGATTCGGATGCGTCCAAACTGCCATCCTGCGGCTCTCGCCGTCATAGCTCTTGCCGTCCCATCCGTTGAAGGTGACCGTGATCTTTTCGTTCGTCTTGGTGAAGCCGTACTTCTCGGTTGTCTGCGTCATTGTGGTTTCCTCCTTACCTCCGGGCTTCTGTATCCCTTGCCCTTTTGGTGAGTATATGTTACCTCTTCTTCAGGAAGAAGTCAAGCGTTTTCTTTCACTTCTTCCACTTTATTTTTTGAGTAGAGATACGCTTCCTTCAAGATTCGCGGATCAAAATTGAAGTTTTTATAGCCTTCAAGGCAAGTCTTGACATAGACGTTGGAAGGGATGCCGTGCGGCCTGTCTTCGTGCATTATGTAGACGAAAGCCTTAATGTTTTCATACGCTTCGCTGTGGAACCAGCTCAGGCGAGTTTTAATTATCATCTCATTTTTGTAGTAGAAAATCGGAAAGCCTTCATATCGATCAAGGCGCTCTTCGTCATATTCGGTGACCATCCAAACTGCGACCGGGACGCTTTTCCCTTTGCATGGCTCTATCGTAAGAAACGATCCAGTCTTGCTTCCCTTGAACATCAATCTGTAATCCGAAATCTCTCCTGTTCCGATAATTTTTGCGTTTGGACACCTGACGCTCATCTGGCCAACATTCAAATTGCTCCCGTAAGCCAAGTAATACCTCGGATTGTAGCGTTTCATTTTTATTCCTCCTTTTATTTACGTCAGGCCGGCTCAATCGCCAGCCTGAATCGTTCCGTACCGGAATGCGCTGTTGCCGTCCAAGTGCCGGGTGAAAACCTGCCGTGCGGTTTTGAACTCGTCTCCGATGAATCCGAGGCGGTTCAGCCAAGTCCGCATCGCGAATCGCTGGTTCTCAATCTGCTGGGGCTTTGCGCTTGCGTATTTTACTTCTTTAGCCATCTCGCTGAGTGCGAGGCAAAGCTGGATGTATGCTTTCAACTCTCCTGCGTGAAGCCCTCCCTTATAGTTGCCGCTCGGCATGTCGAATTGGAAGAGCCTGAACTCGATCGTTCCCTTGGTGAAGGTGGCGTGATAGTTGAGCATGTGGTATCTGCTATTATTGTAGTGCGCCGTCCTGTTGTAATTGCACCCTTGGCTTAGATACCAGATATCAGCGAATTCCGTCATAGTCTTCGGCTTTTTCTCGTTGACCACTTTCAGGAAAGCCGGGTCTACAACTCTGCAATACTGTGCCATCCTGTGGCTTCCGATCTTGATAGCCTTGGCGATCAGGAGCTCGTGGCTATTCATAATGTTTACCAAGTTTCTGAGGCTCTGCGGTGTATGCCCGTCCGCTCCGATGTGAATGTGTACTCCGCATCCGCGCTGTTCGTTACTCTTCGCTCCGGCCTTGCGAAGCGTCCGGATCAGGCCCTGAAGAAGCTCGATGTCTTCGTAATGCAGGATCGGGGTTACTAATTCGCACTTCTGTTCATCCGGCCCAGCGATGCTCACGTCTTTTGAAAACTTCCACTTGCGGCCCTGTGCGTCCCAAGCGCTCCAAGTGTAATATCCGTCCTCGCTTGCCGTGTTCTGGTACTTGGTCGGGTCACCGAAGTATTCTGCGGCCAGCTTCGCGGCCTTCTCGCGGGTGATGTTGTTCATTTCGACCTCTACACCGATGGTCTGCTTCTTCATGTTCTCGATCTGCTCCAAAGTCTTGCTCGTCATTTTAGCGTCCTCCTTACCATGTCTGTCCGTCTGGCTCTTCGCCTTTCGGTGTCTGTATCTTACCTCTTCTTCCATAAGAAGTCAACGCCTTTTTGAAGAAAAATCGAGAAAAAATAAAAAAACTGCCGTGCCATATTTCAGACACGGCAGACTGCTCAGTGCAGTTTTCGCATGATTCCGTTGTACAAGCGCTCGTTCATGACTTTGATCGTTGACATTAGCTCGTCCATTATCGGCCAGATTTCCGACTGCTTTCGTCCGTCAACGGCCTGTGCGAATTCGCTCCCACCGTCAAATTGAACCAAGCCGTCATCATTTGCGAAAGAATATCCTGCAAATGACTGGCCCTCCTGACGGGCCGTTTCCTTTTCGTCCAGATGATCGAGGATGGTGAAAAATGCCGCCAGCTTGATTGCTGTGTTTGCATTTGGAGAACGTGTGCCTTGGCACTCGGCAATAGCCTCAAGCACGTCCTGCTTTGTAATCAAGACACACACCACCCTTTTTACATCTGTTCGATCTCAGAAATCAACTGCTGGATGTGCTGGCGAATCTGATCGTTCGGAGCATCTCGCTTGATTTCTTCCAGCTGATCAATCATATCACCGCCATCGCGAGAATAGCGTCCCATGCTATCCCTTGGAGCGTTCTGGCCACGGCCACGAGCATAGCTGTTGCCTCCGCGACCGCCACGGTAAGAACCGTCACCGCGAGAATAATTACCGCCACGATAACCGCCGCCCATGTTGCCGTTGTCGTAAGCGTAACTGCCACCGCGCTGGGAGTATTCTTCCTCTTCGACTTTGTCGATGATATTACACATATGGTCAATCGCGCTGGCCATATACTTAATGGTTTCTACATCATCTTTGGAATATTTGCCATTCTGCGAATATTCGCCAAGTTCCTTCATGAGCTTTTCCTTAAGCTCATATAGCTTTTCGTGCATATTCTCACCTCCTTTTAAGCCTTTCTCGAAATCTTGAGACTACCATCAACCACGTTGATCAACGGAGTTGGGACTACTGCAGGATCGTTAACCGCGCCATTGACATACTCAACAGCCACGGTGAAGCAACAGCCACGAGGAACATCAATCGTTGCACGGCTCGTCACGTTTCCGTATTCATCAACTGCCGCAGGAGTGAAAATACTTCTGCTTCCGTCACGGGATTCACCGGAAACAACGATGGCTGTCGCAACAGGCGTGATTGCACCGCCCTCAGGGATGGCAATATTCCCGGTAAATTCCACTTCATAACGAGTGAAACAGCCGCAACGATTGTTTACAATACCACGCAGAACAAAAATCCCCGTCCCATTCTGATGAAACACATAGCCTTTAGTGCAGGGGATAGAATCCACGAAAGGAATCGCTGTATTGAGTGCAACGCTCTCGACAGCGTCTCGCGTTAAATATTCTGCCATGATATCACCCCTTAACCGTTACAGCCGCAACCGCACCCGTTGTTATTGGGGCAACTAAAAATCGGCTGAGATCCGTAAACGGGCTGACTTGGAATCGGGCACTGGACGAGGCGGTTATACATCGCATCAATCTCCGCAACCTGACCAGCACGAATCTGAGCCGTCTGAGCAACCTGAGAAGCCTGAAGATTTGCCATCGTAAGCTGGCGCTCAAGATCGGCAATGCGCTCATTTTTGGCATCGATCTTGTCAGAGCAAAGCTGATCAAGGATGCGCTGGGTGTTCGCCGTCTGGTTGGTGATAACATCGCGAATACCATCAGAAAGAGCTGAACGATCAGCGCAGTTTTCGGTCGCAATGGTATACTTGAGGTCGGCACTGGCGAGACGGTTTTCACAACAACAATCCGCAAACTGCGCCCCAAGCTGATTAAAGCCCTGAGCCATAGCCGTCTGAGCCGCAAACGCCTGTTGCATATTCGCCATCTGACGGGCATTAGCATTCTGCTCCACGCCGTTGAATCCGTTGCAAAGAGCATTCTGGACACCGAAGAAGCCCTGATTGACGGTATTCTGCATGTCACAGCAACAATTGCAAAGCTGAGTGGACAGGCCCTGAACACCGCTCTGGATGCCGTTCAGACCGCCCATAACAGCCGCCTGATCAAAGCCGCGCTGGACGTTGCCGCCATTGCCGCCATCATTGACGATAATCGGCTGGCCGCCACCAAAGCCGCCACCATTACCGTTGTTCTGATTTCCCCAATTGCCGGAAGCCAGCAGGATGAAGAGTAAGATAATCCACCAGCCGTTTCCCTGATCCCAACCGCCGTTGTTGCCGCCACCCTGACCGCCGCCATAATAGACGGGATAAGGATAGCCACCAACACCGCCACCAGTAGGAGCGACCAACATAGTGGCCGGGATGCCACCGCCATTTTCGTCAGTAAGAGCCATAATGAGAAACCACCTTTCTAAAATATTATACAAACCGTCTATGCGCACTTGACGGATTGTATTCAAGCAAAATGGGCGTTATCTGCCGCCCATCATTTTTTGCAGTTGGTTCGCCATCTGAACCGCCTGATTATATTGCTCTTGACTCACTTTTCCCGAATTGAGTAATTGCTGAACCTGTTGCCTTGGATCACCGTGAAAATTTTGTCGGAATTGCTGGAACTGCCGGAGAACGTTTCCCATCTGACCTAAACCGTTTGGCATCGCGTTTCCAAACATCTGAAAGAGAGGATTACTCATCTCCGCTCACCTCTTTCTTCGGTCTCCCGACAGGTTTCGCCGTCAGGCCCTCTAATTTACCCTGTAGCGCGTTTATTTTGTCTGCCAGTATATTTACCTCATCCTTTGTAGCAAAGGCCACAGAAGGCGTTTCTTGGGCTAATGGCGTATTGTTCTGGACGCTTTCTCTGATCGTATAATCGAGTGTCTTGATCGAAGGCATCCCAGACGCATCAGCCGACTTGAGATAGATGGTCTGCTTTTCGCTGTCCCAAAGCTGGACGGTCGTATTCGGAGCGACCAGATATGATTTAGCGCCAGCCTCGCCTTGCACCCAAATGATGCCGCTCGTCATCGTTGGATTAACTTGCGTCTGCTGTGGCTGTGGCTGTTGCTGTGGAATCTGCTGGACGCTTTGCATTTGCTGTGGCTGAACATAATTGTATTGAGGATACATCGGCTGATAGCTGGCCGGAAAATAACTGTTGTACGGCATCTTCAATCTCCTTCTGGCTTAAACCAATAGTATTGCGGAATTTCTCTGCTACTGTCCCACGAATCGTATAACACGCCGTTGATGGCTGTAGCAACGTGGTTGCCAAATCCCAAGACAAAAATTCCCTTCGGATGCTCATTTATGAAATCCTCTGCCGTATAGCAATCGGGACATTCGTCCTCGATCGATTTTCGCTGAAAGCCATTCTCCCGGAGAACCGCTCCCCAGACGCTATTGCTTGAAGGCATATCTCCCATCGCAAATCCGTTAGCAACAATCAAAGCATAAGCCTTTTCCCAACTTATGTCTAACGCTTTAGAGACTGCGCGAATTGCACAGTCTCCAACGCTTCTGCCGACCGGATTGGGATTAAACTTTTCCCACGGCATCTTTATTCACTTCGTTTTCATTTTCGTCGAAAAAGTCACCACTCAGCACAATCGGAGACTGGTTAGCCGCACCAGCCGCATCGGCAAGGCCCTCACCGATGATATAAGCTACAACCGCCGCTCCGGCCATAATTAGTGCCGCGACCTGAGTGGCCGTTTCCTTAGTGCCATGAAACGCGATTACGAGCATCGACACAAATTCCGTGACGGTAACCCAGAACTTCCTACTTGTGAGCTTTCTTTTCCAATCAATCATAAGATTCATGCCTCCTTAATTGTCGGAAGATTCATAGCTTGATCTTTTAGCTTGGTGACCACACCGTTGCCGCCAAGCGCATGATAACTATTATACATGTCTTCGATTGTGTCTTTGGTCTTCGTTTCGCAATAGCCCTCCCGGACGGCCTGTTCGCAATCAGCGATGATTTGCCGTCTGAGTAAGGAGCGCATTCCGTCCCGGAGGGCCTTTTGCTCCTCTCGCTCTTTCCTCACAAGCGAAGCGATGTGCTTACAATACATCGCCACTCCGGCAACGACTAATCCGAAAACCCATTCAACCCAATACTTTACAACCCATTCAGGCATAAGACCACCCTCTTCTTAAAACACGAACGTTCCAGATGGATACTGCGCGATTAGCTCATCGGCCTGTGCTTTCGACAAGCCGCTGATCTTGACCGTATAAGTCGGTGTTTCGATATCTTCGAGTCTATCAATGACTGCCCACGTATTAACACCGACAATTCCATCAGGAGTCAATCCGTATTCTTGCTGAAACGCTTTCACAGCCGCTTGCGTTTTACTTCCGAAAATCCCGTCCGGATTTCCGCAATCAAACCCATGCTTGTTAAGTGTCTCTTGGAGATATCTTACGTCTTCACCGCGATCGCCTTTTTTAATGATCCCCTTTGGACGAGGATGCGTCTTTCGGATTTCATCAATTTCCTCGACCGTATAAAGGCCAGCTGGGATCGCGTAATGCGTCCACTTTTTAGCAAGCGGAAGCCGCTTCACTTCGCCGGAGCATTCGATCGTTTCACCGCCACCGATATACAATCCTGTGTGACTTTTTTTGTTGCCATCAGAGACAAACACACAGCAGACACACTCCGGCATATCGGCAATTTTTCCACGCTCGATCCAGTTCTCTTTGTGTGAATACTGAGTCGTTGCTCCTTCGCCATAAAGATCAATTCCGACCTGTTTGAGCGTCCAATCAGTGAAGCCTCGGCAGTCAAAGCATCGATCGCCATTCCAGATGCAACCATCGCAGTTTGACTTTGGATCGCTCGACCGGAGAACTTGGCACTTGCTCAGAATCGTTGGGTGGTTCGGATTATAATTATAGCGTTTCTTCCGCTCCGATGGAGTGCAAAACGCTCCCCAAGCGCCGAAAACATAAGGTGAGCCAATCTGACTGACCGCCGTTTCGACAACTCGATTCGGAAGATCATTCATGATTGGCTCACCTCCTTATCCGTAAAGGAGAACGGACGGTGCAAACCCGTTCAACAGTGTTGGATACAGGCCAATAGCGTGCACCCGCTACCACTCTCTGAACAAATCCACACTGGAGAAATGCTCCGTATCCTCGATTTGATTCTATCACCGCGCACATTTCTTGTCAATGGTTTTCAAAAATTTTTATGAATTAAGGTGTATTTAAGTTGTTTTCTACACTTTGGACATTTTTTAGGAAATCCATTTTTACTCCACCAAAGATGGAAGCAATACGGACAGCTTAAATGATATATCATATAAACTCCTATTTTTTCTTCGCCCATTCAACAAGCTCGTCTTCGTGATCTCTCAGGATATATCTAATCTCTGTCGGAGTAAATGTGATCATGTCTCCGATTTTCAGCTCCATCTTTTTCTGGCCAGCCTCGACTAAAATCCAGAAAATTTTCTCGGACAATGTCTGATCGTGAGACAACCAAGACCACCTCCTTCGGATTTATTTTACACCATACCAATCCGGAAATCAATCCCACACCACCACCGCCTGTGTGGGATGCCTTTAACAGTCAGGCTTCATCGACACTTTTGTGTCGCACGAATTCAAAATTGATTCAGTTATCTTGGTGCAGGACAAGAACCAGAAGAAATAAGACCCATAAGCTCTGCCATCCGCTGTCCGTTGACCGCCTGAGATTCTTTATTTTGAATTTCTCGGAGTTCGTTCGTAAGGATGGTGTAGTCATCCAAGGTCACCTCTTTTACTGGTTTGTTGATGATGTAGCTTACAATCTCCTCGATTTTTGCTTCGATGGATTCTTTCATAAAGTGAGTCCCCTTTTATCATAGTTTAAAGTGTTATTTAAGTCAATGTTACATAGGCGTAAACACGATTCTCAGGATACTGCGGATCACCCGAATCAACCGAGAGTACAACGTTGTCTTCGCTGACGTTGTACTTC